AATTACAAAATTCTAATATTCCTCCTAATAATTATAAATTATGGTGCCTACCACAATCATTAGATTTATTACCATCTATAAATGATTATTGGACAAGTGGAACAATATCAGCTTCTACAACTTTAAGTATAACAGGTTTATCAGGATATTTAAGCAATTCATTTTATTTAGTATCACATTATTCTAGTATTAATACTATTATAGATGGTTTCATTATTTATTTAGGAAATCAATCTACTATAGATACTGGATTATCACCATCAATTGGATATTTTAATGGTTTTAATGATACAGATCCAGTATATTTATATTTAATAAATCCAGATTTATTTGGAAAAGAATATAGACAACGAATAGTATCACAAAATTATCATACTACAAAAAATATAGATGAAAGTAATACTATTGCTGAAATAGGAATATTTCAACCATTATGGAATATGCCTTATATGGAACCAAATGATGATTCTTCAAAAATAGATTTAATTAAATCAATTGCAAATTATATAATAGTTCCAGAAACTAATAAAATATATCCTAGATCAGAATTTGATAATATAGATGGTAATGAATTTATATATTGGACAAGTAATTATGCTACTATTAAATATTGTAATAATAGTAGTACACTAGTAAAAAATGATTTTGATTGGACATTAACTTTTGGAGATTATAGTAGTATATTATATGATGGTGAAATTATAATTATTAATACATTATATTTTATTATTACTAATATATATGATAAAAGTTATACATTAAAATTACTTGGAACAACTGATATAACATCACTACATATTGGATATTATTATACAATTGGAACAATTAAGAATAGTACAAATAGAATATTTGAACCAAATGGTAATATGATTTTTAAATATATGGCACCTTTATCATATAATACATTTTATTTAGATCAAACTAATCAATTGAAATGTGGTATACCATCAAGTAATACTTTTATATTATATTATGACAATCCATATCCAATTAAACTATATAGTGATGGTACATATTTATATTTACAAGATGATTGGATTAATATAAAACCATTGGATATAATAAATTATTTAGGCACATTTTATAAAATATTAGCTATAAATCAAGGGAAAATAGTTTTAAATAGTCCAATAACAACCATAGGATGGATCGATGTAAATTTACCATATCAACCATTTAAATTACAATGGATTAATATAACTAATGGAATTATATCAAATACTACTATTGAAAATAATAATATAATAGGAATTGAAAGTTCATTAAATATTCAAAATTTATATTGGATTAATAATAATACTATTACTAGTTTTAATAATTCAACCATACCAGCAGATGGAAAATATTTAGCAAAAATATATAAAACAGATTATAAAGGATTATTTGAAAATAGTATGACTATAAAAAATCAATTTACTTATCCAATTTCATCAGATTATCCAATAACACTAGAAAATATTAATTCTTATAACAATAATATAATAACATTAAATTATGAACCAAGTTTTTTTAATGGATTATTAAATTCTTTTGATTTTTATTTATCACAACCAGTTTTAATAAATGGTGTATTTGGAAGATTAACAAATATTAATACAAATAGTATAACAATATATTATGAAAATAATGTTCCACCAACTACTTTTAAACCAACTTATATAATATTATGTCCAAGTATTGTTACAACATCTGATTTTTGGACTAGAACAAAATTTTATTATAATAATCAAATATATCCTAATATAGCAAATAATATCATTAATATTATTAGATTTTGTTTAGATAGTCAAACAGAAACATTATTATTTATACAAAAATATAAAAATGAAACAATATCTACTTTAAATTCACTTCAATTTGATATTACTTTTCCAACTGAAACAAATGAAATTAATAATAATATTACTCCAATACCAAATACAAAAAATATATATTTTTATGAAAATAGATGGTTGCAACCAAATGAAACCTTTTTAAATTTAACACCATATACATTAGAAATAGGTTCTTATCATTTATTGTATTCTGATTTATCAAATATAAAATATGATACTATTTGTTTAGTTAAAATAATTGGACAAAATAAATTTTTAAATTGTAGTGATGTACCAATTAAAACAGGTTTAATATCTTTTGGTAAATTAATAGATGCATGGCATAATGGTGATGGTACTTTTTCATGGGGAACACAAAAAATATTAACTGGGAATAGATTACAAAATGTTATTAATAATACAGTTAAATTAAGTAAAAAATATAATATTAGTTTTAAAACTATTAAATATAATGAAAGTGGTTTATATCAACAAGAAATAAGATTTTTAGAAGAACCAGTTAATACTAATTTATTTAATCAAGTATATCTAGATGCAGAATTAACAATGCCAGTCAATATAGAGTATGAGGATACTGTACCTGCTTATTATATATATTTAGATTCTTTCAAATCAAATATTCATGTTATTTATACTTTACAAGAAAATTGGATAGTTAGTTCAAATAATTCAAATAAAACTTTGTCACAACCTAATTTACAAGATACTACATTAGAAAAATATATAGACCCAATTACAATTAATACAAAACAAGGTTATATGATGTCATTATTAAATTTAACACAAACAGCATCTTCAAATAAAGCTCAAATATATGGCTATACACCAAATACATTATTAAATTATAGTAAATATTATCAATTTTTAGAAAACGTAGCATCATATTCAATTGGTACTGATTATAATAAAGTGAAAGAAATTGATATTCAAACTAGAATATTAAAAACAACATATACATTATCACCACCAAATGACCAAAGTGTTGGTTTATATGTTTTAACAAATACAGGTACTTTTTCAAATCAAGTTGGTGTTCCTACAACAGGTTTAAATAATTTGAAATTATTTACAGATTATACAATTACAAATCCTATTCCAGATTATGATTATTTATTTAATTCAGGTACTTTATTAAAATTAAAATTAATAAATGAAACTAACATTAGTGAAAGTTATATTTATAATAAAGTAAAAAAATGGGATTGGTATTCTTTATTAAATGGTTTAAATAATGATGCTGATCTTGATAGTTTAGTAAATAATTATTATGCTTTAGAATATGATAATGGTGATGTAATACCAATTACAACATTAATTCCAGATGTTTATGCATATATGACAAAAGATGAAACAACAATGTTATCAGAATTTTTAACAGCAGTAAATGAAAATTCAAATTCATTAAAAAATTATATATATATTAATAAAACACTAGAACCAGCATTATTTAATCAAATACCAAATTGGCTTTCAAATTGTGAATTCTTTTTTAATCCAACAAAATATATTAATGATTGGTTAAATGCTTTTTATAATTATGATCAATCTATTAATACAATAACATTTAATGGGACTAATTTAATATTTAATAATAATCCAAATCCAACATTAAATTTATTTGGAGAAATTGCTTCATATATAACAAATGAATATACTTATGATAGCGATAATAATATAGTTTCAAGAAGTAAACCAAGTGATTTAATATCAGATCAAATAAATAAATGGTTATCTAATCCATCAACAACAGGTAATTATGGTGTATCAATACATAAAGTATTAAGATATTTAAATGACCTAGGTATATTATTTTCAAAAACTTATAATGAATGGGAAAATAGTAATATGGCAGAATTTGATTATATGACATCATTAAAATTTATGTTGGATAAAATAAATGCAGATATGAATAGTAATATTAAATATGATTGGATATTAAATTTAACACAATCTCAAGAAATTGCATCAAATCCATTTAGGAATATTAATACAGCATATAGTTCAACAAATTATTTAGAAGCACTTGAAATAGATGATGTTAATATAGAAACTGATACAGATAATTTAATAGAATCAAATTCAACAGATTTAGTAGAATATTCAACATCAATACATATAAAAGATACTGTAATAACAAAATTATCAAATAGTGCTAATATACCATATTCAATAGAATTTAATGAAAATGTAATATATAATGGTTGTACTTATTCAATTGAAATGGCTGATAAAACAAAGATTGATAATGAAAATATAATAATAAATGATGCACAATTATATACAAGTAAAATGACATTTTATTTAAATAATGATTTAGATGCCAATGCTTTTCCAATAGTATATCAAAATATAGGATATAGTATTAAAAATATTGAAACAAAAGGTATGTATTATGAATTAATATTTAATGATATGGATATAAATAATATAGATAATTTATGGTGGAATGATTTAATGGTGGAAATAAGTAATATGATAATGTCAGGTAATAATGCATATATTTATGTACATATAGAAGGAACACCTAAAGAAAATGATATGTTTCAAATAAAAAATTATGTTGGTATTAAAAGTATAACTATAGATACTGATAATAATATACAACATTTAACATTTTATTCAAATTATTTTAAATATACTGATACTACATTTATACAATTTGATGATAATACTAGATATCCATTAATACAAGATTACGATTATACTTATTATATTGAAAATACAAATATCATAACTAATTATAATCCTATAATAATAACTTGTATAAGTCTAAGTAGTGTAGGAGATGTTACTAATGATGGTTTACCTACTTATATGTATAAAATAGGAATAAATGAACAATTTGGTCCTTTTCAAAGTATACCATATCAACCTAGTGCAAATTATAATTTTTCACAAGCTATATTACCAGCAGATTTTGCAATTACAAATAATAGTAAAAATATAAAAGCAATACAAGTTCAATCAATAGATAGTTCTAATATATATTTTTATACAAATGAAATATTAGATAATAGTTATACAAAAATGAATTATACAAATAGATTAAGTCATGTTAATATTAATGGTATTCAAGGTATTACACCTCAACAAGAATTTTTATATAAAGTTAATAAAATAATTCCAAAATGTGATAACACAAGTATATTATTATTAGATACACCATATAATCCATTAATATCTATTAATAATTCAATTTATTTTAATCAAGAAAATGGTAGTACATTATTTACATTTAATACAAATTATAATAGTAATATAGGTGATTATAAATGGGCTCAAAAAAATGAATGGAATATAACAGATTATAATTATAGTTCAGGTATATTGAGTTTTACAGCTCCTTCTAGTTTTGTATTTGATACTAGTTCAAATTATAGTTATTATATAAATAATGTATTAGTTAATTCAAATCAAATAATATTTCAATCAAATGTATTATATATTACAACTATAGACCCAGCAGGAGCATTTAATTTTAATCAATATTATATATCAAATAAAGTAGGAGAAATTATCACACCAAAATCAAATCAATCTATGTTAATAGAATTATTAAATCCTACCCAATTTTCTTCAAATTTAAAATTTTACACAACATATTTTAATGATAAAGCAGAAACATTTAATAAATATTTATATACATTTTCAAAAAATAATTCACCTACACCACTTACAGGACAATTTAATGGTAATTATACTTCTTCAAATAATGATATTGTATTAATAAAAAATGGAGTAGAATGGACAGGGAAAATTATAGATAGTATAGATACAGATTATTTATTAATAAGTTTAGAAGAAGAAATAGATAAAACTGGTAATTGGTATATGTATAAAGATAATATTAAAAGTCCAATATATAATTTATCATATTATTCAAATTCATATAATTTTGGAGATTATTATAAACAAGATGATTTAAATAAAATATATATATTTGGAGAACCAACAAATAATATTTATATAAATTGTAATAATGCGACAATAGTAAATCCAAAAAATCGATTATATTTAGCATCTTATTTTGATTATAAAATGACTAATTTATATGAACCAAATATAGCAATACAATTAGAAGATATGAAACAAGTAGTTTCTGCAAATACAACAAATCAAACTCAAATAATAGTGCCAGAATTTAAAGATATATCGAAAATGTTTAAGAATATTAAAATATATTTTGGAGATCAATTAATAGAACAATTAAATCCAGATACATATGCACTAGATTATTGGTTATATATGGATGCAAATAGGAAAAAACAAGCAGAAAAACTAATAAAAATATATGATGATGGAGAAAATTATAATTGGTATTTTCCAATAAGATTTTGGTTTTGTATGAATTCAGGTTTAGCATTACCAACCTTAGCAATGACAAATACAAATATTAGAGTAGAATTTGAATTAGAAGATATTAATAATTTTATAAAAAATATGCCAACAAAACCAAATAATAGTAATATAATATATTGGAATTATGAATTTGATAAATTACCAACAGCAAGATTAGATTTAATATCAGATTTTATATTATTGGATAATGCAGAAAGAAGATTATTTGGAACATATTCTCATGAATATGTAATAGAAAGATATAGAATTTATCATAATTATTTCATAACAAATTCTACACAATTAATCCCAACATATAGAAATTTTAGAGGATTAGTAAAAGATTTACATATGATTTCAAAACCAATTAATTATCCAGATTTAACATATATTCCAAATAAAACACCAATGTATGATACTAGATATGCTAGATATATAACAGCATTAGGATATTATAATATATTTATATTGACAAACTCATATACATCAACAGAACAATATACTTATTCACAAGATATAAATATAATAGGGCAAATTAAATCTGGTATAAATTCTTTTAATAGTGGTCTAACAGATGGTTTATATTATGAATTATTACAATCAATATATGATTTTTTTTCAACATGGGAAATATGGACAACAGATTTATTTCAATATTTGGGATATTTTGCAGTATATTATTATAATAATATAATAGAAAACTATAATAAAATAAATTATTTAATGTCAATGTATTTAAAATATATATATTCTCCAAAAGTTCATATAGAAGAAGTATCACCAGTATCAAGTATGAAAATTCAAATAGATGGTACAGATTTATTTTCATCACAATCATCAAATTATTGGAATGGGGTTGTTCCAACAATGAAATTTAAAAATTATGTACCACAAGGTTATTATAGTTGGACTTGGTCATTAAATCCATTAGAATTACAACCATCTGGATCATTAAATTTTTCTAATTTTGAGAATGTAATTATACAAGTAGAATCAGATAGTTCAATAACACCAACAAATCCATATATATTAAATACTATTATTAAAGAATATAATATAATAAGAATAATGGGAGGTATAGGAGCATTAGGATTTGTTAATTAGATATTAAAACTTAAAGCACCTATACCATTTTCTATTTTAAACAAGTTATATTTCAATGCGTGAGCTTGTAATACAACTGGATTTTGATAAGTAACAATTGGATTTAATGTTAATTGTAAAAAAGCATCATCTAATTTAGAAAAATTTAATGTACCAGAAGGTTGTATAGCTTTAGGTTCAAGTGCAAAAGACCACATATTTATTCCTAATTGTGAATCAACAAAATCATTTTGATATTTTTGTATAGTGGTATAAAAATCAAAAGAATTACTATCAATTAATGCATTTGAATTAATTTGTATTATAGATTTATTAATTAATTGTTGGTTATCCATACTAGAATAAATAAATGTATTATTATTTTCATTATTTGATTGTAAAACTGCCCTCCAAACTAATAATTTTACAGGATTATAAAATGGTAATTTATATATTTGATTAATTGAATTAGCAGTTTGTTCTGGTAATGTTTGAACAACAGTAATAATATAATTATGTGGTTTATTATAAAAACTATATCTTTCAAAATTATCAAGATATATATAATTAACGATCATATAAGAAGATATTAAAGAAGGAGTATTAAAATTAAAATAACCAATATCTTCAGTAACAACAGTATTTGGTTTAATATTCATTTTATATTGTGATATATTTCCAATTAAAACATAATTAGGGTCATTATTTTTGGAAGGTACTAAAAATGTACTTTTTACTGGATTATAATATACTAATTGATTAATTGGATCCCAATAAACAAATTCACCAATAATTTTATTATTTCCAATAGTTTGTGTAATTAATTCACCAGATTTAAATATACAATAATTTTCATTAACATTTATATAATGACTAGGAGATATCTTATAACATTCAGAAATATCATTAAATTCTACATGAAATTTAACATTATTATGAGAAAGAGCAATTAATGGTAATGCTAAACCAGTATCTAAACAGAACCAAAAATTAAATGGTATATAAAGTGTATAAGAATCTTTAGTTTGACTATATTCAGTTAATTCAGGAACTTGTCCAATCATTTTATTATAACTTTTTCTTAATCCTAATCCAACAGTAAGTTCATACCAAATATTTAACCAATCATTATAATGTCTATCAACAATATTACCACCAATTTCTATTTCAACAAAATTAATTAAAACTAACCCAATTTTATTTACCCATTTTAATGATTTAATACTATTAGCATTAGAAGCATAATTTTCCATTTGTATTTGAGGTAATTGTACTAATAAATAACAAGAACCTAATAGGTCAGCGTTTTTACCAACATTAATAGTACATCTTCTACCAAAATCTGGAGTAGTTTTAAAATATTGTGGCGTTGGTTCAATTGAATAATTAGTATGTCGTTTATAAGCAATTTTAAAAAAAGTTATTTCAGGTTGAGCTGATAAATATAAATTTGATTTACCAACTGCTACTAAAATAAGTAATCCACATCCCATTACTTTTTAACATAAAAACTTTTTATATTAAAAAATAATTTATTCAAAAAAATTTATATTTAATTTTTATTAGAAACAGCTTCAGCAATAGAAGTTAAGACAGAATACAAATCAGTTTGTCTTCTAGAAACACGGTCAAAATATTTGTTGCGTTGGTCAACAAATTCCTTAAGATGATCCATGGAAATTACATGTGCAGAGCTATCTTTAAGTCCATGAGTTTCAAGGAGACGAGCATATTTTTCAGCGTATAACATAGTCTTGTTGAGTTTGTTTTCAGAATTTCTCAAACTATCAATCAATGCATTGATTTTAGCCAAATCTCCTTGATGGATTTGTTTACCCATATTTTGTAATCTGTAGCCTAAAGCTTCAACATGTTTAGTAAACATATCAGCAGTACCAACATAGTTTTCAGAAGTACGTTTAGTGAATTCATCTAAATTGTTAGTGTAAGCACCACCTGTAAGCTGGGCAGTTAAACCAGAAAACACATTAGGAATACCAAGAAAACCACCAACACGATAGGTTTGAGCACGAGTAGCATTAATCCAATGATTCATATTTTTGATATGATCATCTCTAACTCTTAATGGAGGAATACCCATAGAGTTCAATCTAGAAGGATGTCTAGAAGGAACACCATTAACATTAACTGCAGGGTTTAATATAGTAGGATTATTATTAGTTCTATCAACCAACATACTTAAATAACCCATCAAGTTATTATTTGCACCAATTGCAGCAATTTCAGCTGGAGTTAATCCTTGAACATTCTTAAGCCATTCAGCAGGAGAAGGTACAACTTTAAGACCATTATTATCAACACCAAGAGTAAAATTAAATGCTTCAAGGGTTTTAACAATCATTAATGGATTCATATGTTTAACTTCTTTTTGAGCATCTGCCCAGAAATTAGGATTTTGCATGTATGAAGCACATTCTTTAATATTTTTACCTTGTAAGCAATCTTGTAAATAACCTTGACAAGTATGCATACCAGAATCTTTCACACCAGTAGTAGCACAATTATTGTTATAATTTTGTCTCAAGTGATCAATAGCACCAATATGACCATTTTTGTTATCAATAGCTAACATAGTAGGAGCACATGATTTATCATTAGTATAGTCTCTAGAAATACGATCATCATCATCATTATCAAAGAATTTAGATGAAGCGGATCCAACGTTATCATTTTTACAAGCTTCTTCTAACAAAGAAGCAATAAAGTGAGCATCGTATCTAAATGAAAAATCTTTAGCATCAGGTATACTAGCAAATACAGTAGCCATAGCTGCGGGGATTAAATTTACAAGTTTACTTATCATCAAACTAAGAATTGGGTTAATATCAACAGTATTACGTAAATCTGCATTATTTGTAATTAGTGTATTAGTTGAATTAACAGGTTGGAAAAGAGTTATAACAAGTTGATTAACAGTATTTTGTAAAGGTTCAGAAGCCTGTCCAAGAGTTGTAATAATTTTTAGAACATCTTGTTTATTTGCATTAATATATTTAGTTGCATCATTTAAAAATTTAAAAAATTCAGCACTAACTGTACCATTTGCAAAACCATAGGTTCTAGTATAATTAGCAGAATCAATTTCTTTAGGAAGTTGGTCTAAAATAACAGTACCATCTCTCTTAAATTGATCTTCAGCAATGTTGAGTAAAATTCTAGGTCTTCTATCATCAGCGGGACCAAATAGTCCAGTATATAAATTATATCTAGATTTATTAGACATTATATATAATTTGACTTAGAAAAAAATTTTTTAAATTTTTTTAAAAATTCGCCCAAGAAACTTTTTTAAACTATAATATAATATATATGTTTAATTTTTTTGGTATAAAAAATTGGGTTTGGTTAGGTATTGTATTAATAGTAGCAATTAGTGTTTATTTAATCTTAAATAAAAAAGAAAAATTAAGTAATGTAACTATAAAACATACTGAAAAGCTTAATAATACACCTGATAAATCTGCTACCATCTATAATTTTAATACCACTACTTGTGGATGGTCTAAACGTTTTCAACCAGAATGGGATAAATTCACTGACATGGCTAAATCAGACCCTATATTATCTAAAGTTACTGTTAAAGATGTAAAATGTGATGATAGTTCTAATAAAGAAATATGTATGGATCCTAAATATAACGTTCCAGGTTATCCATATGTTGTTTTAGAAATTGGTGATAAAATTTTACCTTATAATGGTGAAAGAACTGCTACTAGTTTAGCTAGTTTTTGTAATCAAAATATAAACTAAAATGCGTTAAACAATAAATAATTATATATTTATAATTTAATGTCCAATCCTTTTTCTGAACTCAAACATAATTTATATGAAATATTAAACATTTCTCAAAATGCTTCTATGCAAGAAATAAAAAAAGCTTATGCCCATATGATTAAAAATTTTCATCCTGATAAAAGTAATGTTTTAGATATGGAATTATTTCATCATATTACAGCTTGTAAAAATATATTATTAGATCCAGTTGTTAGAGAAGAATATAATAATTTTTTAACTCAACCAAAAGATTTAATTCATTCAGATTTGAAAACACAATTTAAAAAAGACAATGTAAAACCTAAAAAAATAGAACAACAAAATTTTAATTCAAAAATGGAAGAATTAAATAAATTACATGGTTATAGTAATTTCATAGAAAATAAAGTAAATTCTATGAAATATAATCCAAATGTTAATATTGAAAAAAGAAATTTTAAAAATACAAATGAATTTAATAGTAGTTTTGAAGCTAGTAAAGATACTAATTCAGAAGAACAATTAATTATATGGAAAGAAGAACCATCTTCTATAGTTCCTTATTCAGAGGCGACTTGTGCAAGTTTAGATAATTTTGAAAAATTATATGTAGAAGATAATGTAGAAGATATTAATTTTACTAGTTTAAATAGAGCATTTTTATTACATCCAAATAAACAAGATAAACCAATCGATATGAGAAATCTATCAGAATTAATGGATGAAAGAATGAAAGTTTATAAAGCAAGTCTTTCTAAGAAATCTTGAGCAATTAATTGCCCTTGTCTTAATAATTTTATTTTAGAATTAACATTAATAGTAAAATCCAAATTGCTAAAATTATTTTCGCATTCTGGATTTATTTTTATAATCATATATTTTTCTTCATCTACATGACTAAAATATTTATATGATATCATATTTAATATATTTGATATATATGATGATAGTGAATTTATTGGTTGAGGACATCCCCAATTTATAGAAATTCCCAATGTTGTTTTAGGATCACAATAATCTATTGGAAAATTATTTGATAATGCTCCATCTACAAAATAATCATCACCTATTTTAACTGGTTTAAATAACATTGGAACACAAGTAGATATTTTGATAGCATCTAAAACACTAAAATCAG